CGGAGCAGGCCACGCAGCAGATCGGTGGCGTCCAGCAGGCCCTGGGTGGACTGCCGGGCAGCGTGGCGGTGCCGATCTCCACGCCCGGCTGGGATGGCTCCGTGGGCAACGCCAACGCGGTACGCGAGGCGCTCGGCCGTATCCCGCGGCAGACCAGTCCGAGCATCGGCACTGTCGGGCACGGCCAGGCTGTCGCGAACGCTCATGCGGTGCGTGACGCACTCGGCGGAATCCCGCGGCACGTCGGGATCTCCATCCACGCATCCAGCAATGCAGCCTCGGCGGCAGCCTCCGCGCGAGGCGTGCTCGCCGCCCTTGACGGCTACACGGTGCACACCTACATCCGCACCCATCACACCAGCGACGGCGGCTCCGTACTGCCCGCAACCGGCGGCTACATCCGAGACCTGGCCGATGCCATCGGTCTCGCCGCCGGCGGCATGCCAGTGCGCCGCAGGTGGCCCGCCGGCGGCATCGTCGAAGGCCCCGGCACCCCCACCTCCGATTCCGTGCCCGCCATGCTCTCCCGCAGAGAGTTCGTGATCAGGGCGTCGGCGGTGGAGCACTACGGCCCGGAGCTGCTGTACGCACTCAACGCTCGCCGGGTGCCGCGCGACCTGCTGCCCGGATTCGCCGGCGGTGGGACGCTGCGCACCGAGCCACCCCGCTACCTGCCATCCCCCGCGCCAGTCACGCAACGCGGCGGGGACTCCAACCAAACCGTCAACGTCACCGTCCAGATGCCCGCCACCGCGGCCCACAGCGGAGGCGCCGCCGTCGACTGGCTCGACGAGTTCGCGGCCCGCGCCCGCCGCATGTCCTGGGGCGTCAGGAGGTAACCACATGCCGTCCTACACCACCTACGGGCCATGGACCCCCAACTCCGGCACCCCCCGCCGGGTCCGCATCCGCATCGACTGGACGGTCGGGGTGCCGGCCGTGGGCGCATCCAGCGTCGCCGTCAGTGCCACCATCTCGCTCGAGGCCGGCTACGGCTTCCACTGGTCGGGTGTGCGGTACAGCCGCTCCGGGGCCTTCGGTGACGCATCCAGCAGCATCGGCATACAGGTCGCCACCGGCGGGTCCGTCGTGCTGGAGCGCCTGGACGGCTCTCTGCCCATCTATTCCAGCGGCGCCTACATGGTGTCGCTCACCGCATCTGCATCCGGCATCGGCTACATCGGCGGCGGCACCGTGTCGCACACCTCGTCGGTGCCGCTGCCGGGGCAGGCGGGCGGCATCCCGGGCAGGCCGGCACCGCAGGCCCGCTACGTATCCGACGATCAGGCCGTCATATCGTGGGGCGCCACCGACCTCGCCACCCGCTACTACATCGAACGCTGGGACGAGGGCAACCGGCGCTGGGACAAGCTGGGATCCACGACCGGGACATCCGTCACCGACTACGGTCTGTCTCCGAACAACCGCTACAAGTGGCGGGTGTGCGCGTCGGCTGCCGGTGGCTACGAATCCGCATGGGCGGAGACCGGGGGCATCAGAACCACGCCCAATCCCCCCGCCCTGGCCGTTGCGCGCACCGGGGGGCGCGTCGTCGTCAACCTCACCGCCGGCGCCGCCTACCCGCAGCACTGGTACATGGAGATCCAGCGCAACAACGGATCGTGGCAGTACTGGACGCAGAATGACGGCCGCGACGGATCCGGCTCGACGACCACCACCACCGGCGAGACCATTCGCATCCGGGGCCGGAGCGGCGTGTCGGAGGGTGGGCAGCGCTGGTCCCAGTGGGCCTACAGTCCCGTCGTCGTCGCCCCCTGCCCGCCCGACGCCCCCACCCTCCTGGGGCCCGTTGGCACCGTCGACGTCACCCAGCCCGTGACCCTGCGGTGGCGGCACGAGCCCCGCGATTTGACCTCCCAGCAGGCCGCCGAGATCCGCTACCGCCAGATCGGCGCCACCGACTGGGCCACCATTACCGCCGGCACGGCCGAGCAGGCGGCGGTCAGCCTGACCGCCGGCATGTGGGAATGGCAGGTGCGCACCCGCGGCGAGTACGACGGATACGGGCCCTGGTCGCCGACGCAGGGATTCCGCGGCGCCACCCCTCCCGCCGTCGAGATCACCAAACCGGCTCCGGGCTCCACAATCTCCGCGTCCCGCATCACCCCGGAGGTCACCTGGGCCGACGCCTCGGGGGCCGCCATGGCTGCATGGGAAATGCTGCTGCGCGACTACGACAACGACATCATCCTGTGGTCTGAGACCGGGCAGGGTGCCTACACGCCCCGCACCATCCCGGTGCGGCTCACCAGCCGGCACGGATACCGCGTCGAGATCACCGCCACGTCCGGCACCGGCCTCCAGGCATGGCAGCAGGCCACCTTCTACACCGACTTCAAGCCGCCACCCGCCCCCACACTCCGGGCCCGATTCGTCGAAGAAACCGGCAGTGTCGCCCTCGACGCGACAGTGCCGGCGGCGCAGGGCGACACACCGGCGGCGGTGCGTCTACGGGTGGAGTCCAGCTACGACGACGGCCAGTCCTGGACCCTGGTCGCCGACGTGTACAACAACCTCCGACTGATGGCCGACGACCCATTCCCTCCCCTCGGCGCAACGGCGTCGTACCGGGCCGTGGCCGAGTCGGAGCTGCCCTCCGAGGCCACCTCCGAGATCGTCACGGTAGGCACCCGGACATGCCGGATCTGGATCGCCGCCAAGGGTGGATCCCCCCGCGCCTGGTGCGAGGACAACCTGAAAATCGACGCCAAGTACGGCGTCGAGAAGGTTCTCGAGGTCTACGAGGGTCGCAGCAAACCAATGGTTCATCTCGGTGCGGCACGTCCCGTCGAGGTCAGCCTCGACGGCGACATCTTCCCCGACGGCGGCGGCTCCCCCGTCGGGGACTGGCTGGCCCTCCTCGACCAGGGCGTGTGGTTCCGCTCCCCGAGGGGGCACCGGATCTTCGGCACCCTGACCGGGGAAATCAGATCCTCCGATGTCGCAGGCTCCCCCGCGACGGCCATATCCCTGACCGTCACCGAGACGGAGGCGGATTGATGGAGCGCTGGTCCGCGCAGATCGTCACCCGTGCGGGCGACGTCATCGACGAACTGCCCCGCATACGCGGCGGCTCCTTGGAGTGGAACGCCTTCGCCGCCGTGCAGTCCGGCGGCACCCTGGAATTCGCCCGCGCCCCCAGCCCCAGAATCGACTGGATCACCAGCCGCATCCGCATCATGCACCACGCCGACGGCATAGACCGCCCCATGGGCGTCTACATCCCCGCCTGGCCCAAAACCCGCCGCACCACCGCCCTGACGCAAGCCAGCGTTCGCCTGGAGGACCCCACCGCCCGGCTGCGCTCCCAGCTCGCCCACTGGGCCCAGTACGGGGCCGGCACGGTCGTCACCGACCGCATAGCCGGAAACCTACGCAAGCTCGGGGAAACCGCGATCGCCCTGACCCCGTCAGGGGAGACGCTGCGCACCGCCATGGCATGGGAGCCGGACAAGACCTGGGGCAATGTCACCGCCGACCTGCTGGATGTCATCGGCTACGGCTCCATCTGGTGCGACCAGTCCGGCTGGTGGCGGGCGGCACCCTACGTTCCGCCGGCACAGCGCCCGATCCGCGCCATCTACGGCGGCAACCCCACGGACCTTCTGGTCCGCCCGGAATACGAGGAAGAGGCCGACCTGACCGACGTGCCCAACCATGTCCTGCTCTGGACGCGCGGCGACTCCGAGCACCCCTCCCTCCGGGCCGAGGCGCGCATCACCGACCCCGCCCATCCGTGGCATCAGGATCGCGTCGGCCTGTTCAGCCACGCCGAATCCGTCGAGGCCACATCCCAAGAGGTCCTCGACGCCAAGGCCAGGAGGATGCTGGCCGAGGGGCTGGAGTTCTCCCGCTACGTGACGTGGGAGCATCCCGTCGACGGCACCGCCCTGGGGGATCGGGTCGTGCTGCGCACCCACGACCTCGACGTCGTCATCACCCATCGCAAGATCAGCCTCGGCATCGGGGCGGTCGTCGAATCCCGGGGCAGGCACATCTACACCGGAGGCCAGACATGGCAGTGACCGACCCCCTCGACCTTCTCGCCCAGGCTGCGGCGCCCCGGGACGCGGGCCTGCGGCTCGTCACCGGCCGCTGGGACGGGCAGTA